ATCAGTAGACTTAGCAAGTGCCCAAACCCACTGACCACCTTTCAGTGAACCAGCGGTCTCCATCTTCATAGCACCAACTTCACAGAACTCAGCAAAGAACTCAAATGCTTCAGAGTTCTGGACTGGATTCCAATCGCCAGTGATAATCGTAAGAGGTTTGCTATCGGAATCACGAATAAGCATCTGATGACCAGATTCAATCCGCTTACCATTGTAGTCTGCATAGACAGGAACCTCTACGACATTCCAATCAAGTCCAGCAGCAGTTTGGAACTCAGAAGGTGTCAGATCATCTTCAACCTTCGTTCCGAGCCCATGCCAAGGCAGCTGCCCGACATAAGCCATTTGTGCTTCACCATTAACAATCTCAAGTTCATGTGCCATTTGATATCTCCTCTATTTGGTCACATTAATCATTATACACGATTTTCAAGTTCGGTCAACAGTTATTTATTCCCAGTCGAAGGAATATTCAACAATGCTCTCGAGCTCCTTGACAAGCTCACGACCATAGTCGGTGAACAGGATGCCCTGCTTCCAGACCCAGCGCTCGACATCCTGACTGTGATAGAACGTCTCGGTAGATGTCATCCACCGAAGAGCATTGATGCGGTTGCCGGCACCAGCCTCGATCACCTTCGTGATCTGAGTTTTGAACTCAGCCAAAGCCTCTTGCCCCAGACGAGCCTCCTCAGCCTGAGAATCCTCCAGATCTTCACAAACCTGGACCCAGATCTCCTGCTTACGAGCAGGAGTTGCCTCATAGTACTCATGACCACGAGGGCGGAAGCCATAGGCATCCTTGTGGAGGTCTGAAAAGATGTTGTCGTCGAAATCGTATTGCATTTGTTTCATCTCCATTTCCATACCCTTATAATCCTATATCATGGGATCTCAGACAACAGTTTTTTTCAAAAAAATTAAATTTTTTTCTTGCAGAATTCTGCGGATCAAAATCGTTGACCTAAAAACACCCATATTATATAATAAGGCATATATTGAGGAGAGACGTTATGAAAACACGTGCACACATAGTGCTTTTTCACAAGGATTCACCGTTCAAATCCAACCGAGTAGTGCGTTCCAAAAAAGCGTACACTAGGAAGACGAAGCACAAAAAGGATTTGTCATGACTGGACATGTCAATCCAACACCCTGTGAAGTCCGTAAGGTTACAAAAATTACCAAGGATAAGAATGGCCGAGAAATTCTCACGACAGAGACTACTGCTGATTGCCGATATAACTCCAATCAGGTAAAAGAAGTAACTAGAATGCAGGGGCTAATAGATGAACTGCAAGCTAGGGTGGCTAAGGTCGAAACAATTAAGGTTGATAAAACTTTTCCTGTTGACCTGAATGTGAAAATGAAAGAGACTGAACCTATTGGAGAAATGTATGTTGCGTTCCTTGTATTTTTCGGAATGTTGGCATATAGATTGTTTATCTTTCGACGTACATAGGAGAAAATGATGTCGTATAAGGTTATTGGTGCTAGCACAATTGCTTTGCTTGGACTCAGTGCTTGCTCTGCAACGAATATTGAGTCCGCTATGAAAGTCCCTCCTGCATCTGAGCTAAAGATGTACGAGTATAAATCAGCTGTGAACAAAGAACAGGTCACTTATATTCCTGACTGGTATCTGAATCCACCAAGCAAAGATGGTTCAGTGTTTGCTGTTGGTGCTGCTGTGACGCCCGACATTCAATTAGCTACTGACCTTGCTATTCTTAATGCTAAGGTTACTTTGGCAGATCGGTTTCAGAGCAATCTAAAATCTCAGACCAAGAACTTCTTGGCTAAGGTTGGATCGACCGAAACGGACATGAGTGTTATTAATGAGGTAGAACGAGTCACCAAGAACCTTATTGCTAACACAGACGTAAGCGGTTACAACATGGTCCACAATAAGATTGTGGCACATGGCCCAATGTTCCGTTCGTTTGTCTTGCTTGAGTATAATGATGAAGCAGCGAGTAAGATTCTACTCAATCGTTTGAAGAAAGATCGTCTGCTGCTAAATCGTTTGCAAGCTAATAAGGCTTACAAAGAGCTCGAGCATGAAGTTCAGAAGTATGAGGACAAGAAAAATGTTGACAAGAAAGTCATCATCGATAGCATCGGTTCTCCTAATAGCTAGTGTTACTATGGGTTCGGAGGCACATGCTTTCGAACCCATTAGCACGGTTGCAAGTATTCTTGGTGGATCGATCTTCTGCAAGATGATTCAATGTAAATCTATAGAGAAGAACATCTTCATAATTAAAGATAGAGAGCTTGAAAAGAAGCAGCTTGATCATTTAGCCCAGATGAAAAAGGATTTTGAATGGGCTGAAGAAGACAACTGTAGATATTCACCAGCCCTAAATATGAATGAAATGTTCTGTTACAACACATCTGGTAAATATTATATAAAGAGAGTTGAAAATGAGTAATGCATTCAGGGACGAGGTCTTTCAATTCCTCACTGATCTACGTGAAAGTGGTGAAGTTAATATGATGGAAGCACCTAATCGATTGATGAGTAAATTTAATTTTTCCCCAGAAGAGTCTAAGACTTATTTCTGGGAGTGGACCCAATCACTAAAACAGGACTAAAATGGCTAGGAAAACTATACGGCGACGTAAACCTCTCACTGAAGAACAGAAGGCCGAGAGGCGTGAACGTCTAGCCAAAGCTCGAGCAAATCGCCCACCTCCAGAGTATAAATCTATACACGAGGCTGTTTCAAGGGATGAAACACATCCCTGGTATGTTAAAAATATTCTTTCCTGGATTAGATCCAATAAAGATGAGATTGCATCCTTGAAAAAAGACCTCAAACGGAACTATGACAAGAAGCTCAATAACAGATTAAATATACTTGAATCATACGTACAAAATCTTGAAACGTATCTTCGTACTGGAACGTATCTTGATAGTCGGTGGGGTCCAAACATGGAACACACTGTTCGAAGTGTTGTCCGTGCAATGGCATATCACTGGTATGGCCCATATAAAGGTATGATTAATCGTTCTGTTGGTTCTGTTTACCCAGACGTTGGGTTGTGGACACAAGAAATGAATGATGATTATTATGGTCAAGTTGAAATTAAACAGCCAACTCCATCTCCTAAGAAAACGAGACGTAAGAAGAAAGCTAAATAGTCTCAGTAAAGGAGAAACATGTCAAATTCAAACATAGTCACGTTTCCAGGGCTTCATAGAATACACCCTCCACAGAACGAAACTGAGCTCAAAGAGCATGCGCAAGCTGTCAGACTTAACTTTGTTACAAAACATTGTACTGACTTTGCGTTTGATGTTTTTCGCACCATAGAAAAACATGGCTTTGATTTAAGTGGACCCAACATTGAAAGTAATATAAAATATGATATGATTCTTATAAGTGAGGCAATTAAGTCAACCTTGTTAAGATCAATGGGTGAGAAGCACCCACTCCAAGAGTTTGCCGAGAACATTATCAATCTACAAGATTCAGATATTGTTTTTGACGACGAGGAGTTTGAAGAACAGTAGGAGTTTATAATGATTCTCGTTGATATGAATCAAGTGATGATATCGAGCTTAATGGCTCAGCTGCATGGTCAAAACATGCAACTTGAAGAAGACCTTGTCCGACATATGGTTTTAAACTCGCTTCGGACAAACAGACAAAAGTTCTTCGATGATTATGGTGAACTTATTATCTGTTGTGATGATAAGAATTATTGGCGAAAGAAAATTTTCCCATACTACAAAGCAGCACGTAAGACATACAGAGATAAATCTGAATTGGATTGGAACATGATCTTCGGAGTACTTAACAGTATTCGTGAGGACTTGAAGACTGTATTTCCTTACAAGGTTATTCAAATCGATACTGCAGAAGCAGATGATATCATAGCAACAATTGTACACGATTGTGCTGGTGCTCATTTGCTAAATGGTGGATCAGAACCAATACTAATACTATCTGGCGACAAGGATTATATTCAATTACATACCTATGAAAATGTTAAACAATATGATCCAGTACGTAAGCGTTGGATTAGTCATGATCACCCAGATATGTTTCTCAAGGAACATATTGTGAAGGGTGACCGCAGTGATGGAATTCCAAATATTTTGTCAAAAGATGATTGTTTTATAAACGGAAGACAAAAGCCTCTACGCACCAAGACGCTAAATAGCATTATGGAAATGGATGTAAGTGAAATCACACAGCAATCATTTCTTGTTAACTGGAATAGAAACAAACGTCTAGTCGACTTATCACTTGTACCTGATGACATTAAAAATCAAGTTAAAGAAGCATATGAGGCTAGCAACAACAAATCTCGTGATCAACTGTTTAATTATTTTGTGAAAAACAGACTGAAAAACTTGATGGAACATATTGGAGAATTTTGATGGCTTATACAAAGGGCCTTGCTGAGATTATTGAAGAAGTTAGAAAAACAAAAAACGTTAAAATTAAAGCTAATATTCTTAGAGAAAATCAATCAACACAATTAATTGATTTGTTTCAATTAACCTACAATCCAACAATTAAATGGATTCTACCAGAAGGTAATCCTCCATACGATCCGGCACCTAAAGATAGTGACTTGGAAGGTGCATTGCTTGGTAAAATGAGGATGATGAAATATTTCATTAGTGTAAATGACCAAGTTTTGGAACCAAATGTACACCCTATTAAACGTGAAAGTATTTTTGTCCAATTACTAGAAGGAATTGATCCTGCTGATGCACGGCTAGTCCTTGAAATGAAGGCTGGTGATATTAAAGGCGTAAGCAAGACAGTGGTTAAGGAAGCGTTTCCACAAATTCAAACCGAGGAAGAAACTAATGGC